GGACAATAACGTGGGCTCGTTGTCCTGCTGCGTAACCAGTATTAGAACCTGCGGCATTACTTACTCCAAGCCCATAATTACCAGAGCCAGTTATAGTTTCGAGTGCAAAAGTTCCTCCTGATGTTGTGATTTTAGCGTTAGAAGGCGTGCAACTTAAATCTAGAGCCCCACTTGCCACACACTCTATGCGGTGAAAGTCAACAGCAATACTTGTACTTGCTGCGGTTGAAGTAACTGCAATTTCTTGAATCAAATCATAAGATGTATCGTAAACAAATAATGTTGCTGTTCCAGTACTGGTAACGAAACTGTATACACCCGCAGTTAATTGAGGCATGGCTAACCATTTACGGCTAGTGTCGGCTATTTCAAATATCGCTGTTGCTACAGCCCTTCCGCCAATAAGTGAAGTAACTGAAGCGATTGGTCCTGTTTTAGTTGCTACAGGAGAACCATTTTCTAAGAAAGCCATTACGCAATCTCACTTCCGAAGGCATTGAAAGACATTGAAGTAGAAGAAGCATAAATAGTAATTACATCAGCCGCATTAATAGTTACACCGATTGTGTAAGTATGCGTAGAGTTGGCAGGTAAAGCAATATCGTAAGCAAGATAATGTTTTGCTGCCAAAGACTCACCATCAGGTCTAATTGCTAAACGATAAGTTCCTGCTGTGCCTGCTTGATTTGCTACTACAATAGTACTTAATACTGCTTCAGTTGCAGAAGGTACTGTGTAAAGAGTAGTTGCTGTTGTTGCGCTTGGGTTAGATTGTCCAAGCACTTTGTAAGTAGTTGCCATGGTTTAGCCTCCTATGAATAAGAACGAGTTTAGCACGCCAGTAGTTAAAGATTGTGCTGTAACTAGGCTTGCTGACGAGGAAATTGAAGCGTTTTCAGTTTGAGTTTGGTAGGTATTGAAAAAACTTGGAACTGTGGTCCAAGTAATAGTAGTTAATGCGGTATAAGTGGCTGCTCGCGCATTTAGGGCAGTATAAGACACATTGCCGTATTCAAAGTATTGATATCGACCACTAAATACATAACTAGAGAGGGCTTGGTCTATTTGTGCGTCTAAGACATCTATGTTGGCTGTAAGAACTCCGAATAGAGAATCTGAAACTAATCCTACATAAGTTTCAGCAGTTATTGCAGGACTTATGTCTGCTAAGTTAAGAGTTCCAGCGGTTGTGTAGGGCAAACTAATTGTATAGGTTCTGCCTTTAGGGAATGCTTCTTCGACTGTAATTGTATAAGGAATTGGGACAAGGTCTGGGTCATTAGTGGCAGGAAGTGTGGTACTAAAAGAGCCGTTAGCATCTAAAGTAACTGACTTAGTAGAAGGAACAATCATTTGATTATCAGTTCCATTTTGAATTAAATCACTCAAAGTAAATTTAACTTGTCCACTAATAGCAGCACCAGTATAATCGACGAAGTTTCCTGCTACTGCTACAGTAGTTATTGCTGCACCTAGAGGCATTAGCCAGCACCTACCGCTAAGAATGGATTAGCAACTAAAGGTGCAAGTGCCTGTATTGCTGCTAAATCGCTCGTTACATCTGCGCTCGCAACATCTATAGCGGTTGAAATAGTTCCACCAATATTAGTCACTGGTGTTATTCCGTCCATAATTGCGTCATAAGTTGTAAATGTTGCGATTGCTACATTGGCCATTTTATAGTCCCATCAATAAATAAGGGCTTAAAGATACTTTTTGTATATTTGCTACTTCATTACTTGCTAGTGTGGCATTAGCAGTAGCAGTATCGGCAATAGTTTCTGCACTATCTAAAGTAGAAAAGGTTCCGTTAGCACCATTATATTTTCCTAAAAGAGTATTGTATTGAGTAGTTGTTACGAAACCTGCTGCGTCAGAACTGCTTACTGCCTCAGATAAGTCAGATAAGTCATAGGTGGCTGTGCCTGAGGGTAGAGTAACGAAGAAGTCTCGCCCACCACCAAAAATCTCTTCTATTCTATAAGCAATAGGATTAGGCGTATAATCTGTATCGTTAGTAACTGGCAAGGTTACTGTGAAAGCACCATTGCCGTCTAAAACCTTAGTTATTGCTTGCCCTACTACTATTTGATTTTGGTCAGTATCTATAACATTACATATAGGGGTAAAACGAATTAAACCAACTTGCGCTGCGCCAGTAATATCGACGTAAGTTCCGTTTAATACACAGGTAGAGATGTCGCCACTTAAAGCCACTTTGAACTCCTAACCCATTAACAAAAAGGAATCAAATCCTCCGCCTGATGATGCTGCTGCCCATTTTACTCCGCCTGACTCATTAGAATCTGCTGTGAGGACTGTGCCGTTTGCGCCAACGCTTAATTTCGCTACGGTGTTATCGGCTGTAGCGACGAACATATCGCCTTTGCTATCTACAAGTACTTGAGGAACTGGATACTGAATAATCGAAATAGCCATGATTAAACTCCTTGTCGGATAACGCCAACTGTTTGAGTGCTTGAAGCAACTACGCCATAAATACCTTCGCCATCTTGTAATTCAATAGCGAACGCGGTTCCTGCTAAAAGTAAAAAGCCATAAGAGTTTGTAGTAACACCTGCGCCACCAATATAAACACTTTGACCATTGGTTGGATTCTGTACTAAAACTGTTTGGCCATCTCGTCCTGCGCCTGTGGCAGAAAGTAAGGTAGCAGTAGTACCTACTGAAACTTGTGCGTGAGTTAATGCCATAGTTGCTCCTTTAGGAAAGAGCGATACTTCATTTCTGAAGTACCACCCCTTCTAAATAATTTAGTAAATCTTTAGGCTATGCGGTAAATTGATACTGTCGTTGGGGCAGTTACAACTACTTCCCAACGAGATGCTGTTCCAGCAGTCGCGGCAGTTGTTGCAAGTCCTACGATTGTTACACCAGTTCCACCAGCCAAAGTAGCAACATAGGCTGCTAAGTTGATATAACTGAATTGAACGCTTGTTCCTACTACTGCGCCTAGTTCAGCGATAATGCTTGCTGCTGTCCCAGTAGTAATAGTTCTTGCTTGTGTAAGAGTCGAAGTTACGATTCCACCTTGGATTGCTGCAATAGGTAATACCATTGAAGCACCGTCAGCGATATTTGTTACTGACTGAATCTGTTGTAATTGACCTTTAACAGTAACGCTGCCAACAACCGCATTTCCTCGCGTAATTTGATTAAACATATTTCTCCTTATTTTGGAGAGGGAGAGGGTTTTAGTCCCCCTCCCTACTCAATTTAATTAAGCGACTACTGAATCCCAGAACCAGCCTAGATCAGAAGCAATAACTTTATTGTCAAAAGCCATTTCTCCTTCAATACGGTCTGCTTTGAGAGATTCCATACGGAATGAACTTACGCCGATTGTTGAACCGATACCGCCTGATACGCCTGTCCATGAGAAAGAGTATCCAGCAGAAGGAGTCAACAAGCCTGGTGTTGGAGCAACATAAGCAAGAAGGGCTTTCTTTCCTGAGGTAAATGAATACGCTGCAGTTCCACCTTCGTTGTTTGTAGCCTTAACACCTTTAGAGATGATAACGCGAGGAATATCAAACATCGCGGCTAACATATCAGCAGTAATAGTCTGTGCAGATGTGTACTTGATACGATCTACGATATCAGGGTGATTCTTTAGTGCACGGAATACATCGTATCCCAATACTAAAGTGTTTGGTTCCATACCAGTTGTTGAAAGAATACCTGCCTTAGCGTCTTCGATATCATCAATTGGGTCTGAAGCAGCATAGTCTGACCATTGCTTTACTTCGTTTGATGAAGGAGAACCTGAAACGCCATCATAATCGTTAGCCCATACGCCACCAGCAAAGAAGTCTGTGTTCCATTGGATTTCTTTACGAAGCATTAAACGACGAGTTACAAACTCTGTTGCCTCGCGTAGTGGATTCAATGGTGCATCTGCGTTAGCAATAGTCTGATCATCTACGTCCTTATGGAACGCAAATACATCTGCGCTATAAGAACCAGTTGATAGACCGTAGCCTCCACCAGCAGATTCAGTTCCACCTGCTCGGCGTTGAGCCTCGTCACGGAACCAATCGTTCTTGGTGTAGGTAAAGAATTTGTCAGACTTCTTGTCCACAGGAATTACTGGGAACACCTTGTCTGCAATAAAGTTGTCTTGATTTTGTAGATATGCTACTGAAATGTTTGTCAGAATCGCATCTACGTGAACTGAGTTAATACTTGGTTGTGGCATGAGTTGGCTCCTTAGTTGGCTCTAGTTGGGTTAGCACAGTTAATTACCGCTGTGATTACGTCATTACTTGCGCCACCTGAGATAGCGGTTCCAACAACATACTTAGTTGTATCTGTCGTAGCAAGAACGCTTGCTTTTGCTGCGGAAGTTACACCTAGTATGTCACCGATAGCAATAGTTGCTCCAGCGACTAACTTAGTTCCACCAACGATAAGAATTTCTGCTTCTTGTCCTGATGTTGGGGCGTTCTGCAATACACCGATTGGAATATCGGTTGCTGCTGAACAAGTAACAACTGTGTCAGTTGTACTCAATTTAACAAAAGTATATTGAAGGGCTGATAAATCGGCTCCTGCAACTCTTGTAATTTTTACTGAATAATTACTAAATTCAAATGCCATTTTATTTAGCACCTTTCTCTGTTAGGTATTGGCTGTATAAATCTGGGTTAGCAATAACAGCACTTGAGAAGGCTTGCTCGAAAGTTACGCCTTTTTTGGTTTCTGTTACTGATTTAGCCAAAGATGTTAATTGGTCATAAGCACTTCCAGATGCTGGATTTACTGACTTACCAATTTCTGCAAAGATATTCGCTGACTCTGCTTGTGCATTAACTGAAGAAAGTGCTTCTTCAACTGACTTAGCAAGGTCTGAATTAACTTCTGCTAATTGACGAAGTGCTGGACCGATTTTTTCAGCATCAAGACCTAAGAACTTCCAAGCCTTTGCTTTCTCGACTGCTTCTTCATCTGCGCGAGCAATTCTTTCTGACTTTAGAACTAATTCAATTTCTGCTACACGAGTTTGTGCTTCTTTCGCAGACTTCTCCATAGATTCTAACATTTCACGAATTGGCTCTGGTGCTGATTTAATAAGTGAAGTAATATCTTCTTTCTTCATCTCATCATCTTCAGGTTTCATCATTTTTGCTAATTTTTTATTAGCCTTGTCTAACTCTTCTTCAAGGTCAGCAATTTTTTTCATCATGTCGTCGTAGGACATTTTCTTCTTGTCCTCGTCTTCATGCATATTTTTCTTTTTTTCATCTTCATGCATTGACTTTTGAGTATCGTCTTCATGCACAGACTTTTGTGTTTCGTCTTGGGCCATAGTTTCCTCCTCAGTACCTTTCTGGTACAGACTTTCATCTGAGTTATTATCTTGTTTGTTTAGGTCTGAAAGAAGGTCGTCCATGCCAGTCAAATTATCTGACTTGATGACTAACCAACCTTCATGAAGATGAGCAGGGTGGTCAACTCCAGATGCTTCTTCTATATTCAAAGAAACCATCTTGCGGGCTTTGGCCATTCTAACTCCCATTCATTATAGATAGTTTGACATCGTGCCCCTATCTAACTTCTAAGAATAACACACGATAGGGTTTATTTTATCTAGTAGTTGCCCTTATTTCGTGATGCAGCAATATTCCGTAGTTTCGTGTTTGATGTGTCGAACTTTATCTGCTCATAAACATAGCAGTCGGTACAGATTATGATATTTCCCCACTGGGTTCCTGAAAACTTAGGATTGAAGAATCTTTCGCATTTAGGGCAAGTTTTGGCTTTGCTCATTACTTTACTGGTCCTCCGACCACCCAAGCACGACATGTTCTTTTTGCGGCACACTTGAAATCAAAAGCCTCGCAGTATCCTAATTGACCTGCTGCGTCTATAGAGTCAAACTCATCTTGCCTATCGCCCCCAGTTAAGCCTGAAGAGATACAGTTCTTCATTTCGGGTGTCACGATAAATACTGCACAGTTTCCGCATCTTTGTTTCTTCGCTACTGCGGCAGTAACATTCCATTCTTCAGCCATCTTTTCCCAATATTCGTTATTAGGTTCGGCAGGATTTAGTGGTCCATACATTGCCGTATCAATAGCATTCTTTCGATTCTTGAGATTAAGTTTAATATCCTGTGTTGGTAATGGGCAATCTTCTTCTGCCTTATTAACTGCAAACTCATTTAGATTTAACATTAATCCTCGGTTGAATTACGTAGTGGAAAAGTCGCTACCCATAAAATCATAGAACCGACAATAGCATAACCTACAACAGTTTTAGCAGAGCCATCAAGAACTACCCAAGCAACAAACATGCCCAGTAATGTCCAGATTTGGTTGGCTATATCAGAAAACCATTTCTTCATTACAACCTCCTTCTATAACTAACGCTACCTGCGAGTGCTGCGGTAGTAGCAGACTGAACTGCTATACCACCTACAATAACTGCGGCAACGATTGTCTGTTCTGACTCAGAGCGTTCCTCGTCAGACATATCTGCTCCGATACTGCTTATAGCCAATAGAGCCTGAGCAGGGTCAGAAAAAATAGTACTAAGTAATTCTACTGGACTCTCTAATATAACTAACGCTGCGGCAACTTCTGCAATTACGATTACTTCATTTCCATTTGCATCTTGGCGTACTTCAACAGGCGTAGAAGGTGGAAGATCGGCTAAAGTAATTCCTGCTTCAGCAATAGCCTCAACTGTTACTGCTTGACCTTCAGCAGATTCAATTAAGGCTTCAGCGACTAATTCTCTCTCAGACTCAGTCAAAGTTCCATCTTCGCTTAATTGCTCTGAAAGGTTATTAACTTCAGTTTGGGTGATTTCTCCGTCTTGAGATAAGGCTTCTAGTATCTCTATAGAGTCTTGAGCCGTAACTACTCCGCCCATTTCTAGGTTCTCTACTAAAGTTTCTAGTTCTGCAACTGTTATCGGTTCTAGGTTTTCTTCTATTTGGGTGATAGGCTCTTCATTAACGATAGGAGTATCAAGTGGTTCTTCTAACTGACTTTCTGGCTCTATTTCTGGTATCAGTTGTTCTAGGTTTTCTTCTATCAAAGACTCGCCAACAGGAACAGATTCCCCATCAGTTAAAAGTTCTTCTGTGGGTGGCTCAAGCATTGGTTCTTCTGTCGTGGGCAATGGCTCTAGGTTTGTATCTATCTCAATAATTTGAGGAGGAATATATGGAATTACTATCTCTGGTGTTATCACTGGTTGCTCTACTGGAACAACAGGTGGCACTACTACTGGCTCTACTGGTTCGGTAGGTTCAGGTGCCACTGGGTTTTGGTTTTGGTTTTCTGATGGGGCTTCTGGCTGGGGCTGTGGCTCTTGCGGTGCTGGCTCTACTTCTGGAAGATTGATTAAATTACTACTTAAAGTATAGGTTCCAATAGGTCTTTGATTGGCAACTATAAAGTCGTAAGAAGTTGCTCGTATAGTGTAAGTGTCGGGAGTTAGAGTTCCGCTTAATCTAGAAGCATAATAATTGGTTTGGGTATTGTGGTTGCTATCGTCATCTTGTGCAATTACTGTTCCACCCTCAACTGCCACACCACGATATAAACTGATCCATGAATCTACCCATGCTTCTCTTTCAACTGTTACTGAATTAACTACTTCAGTGCGTGGTCCAGTAGTCGTTTCAATTACATATTCAGTAAGAGTTACTACCTCAACTACTGTATCTACGAAAGGTATTTCGGGGGTTAAGTTAATAGTTATTTCTTCGGCATAGCAAACGAGGGGCGTTAGGACTAACCAACCCGCCATAAAAATAGTCGCTAATAGGTATTTGAACTTGCGCAATTAAGTACTCCATTAAGTTAGTTCCAGTAACTTAATAGTTATTATCGCATACGAAACCCTTTTATAAGGATTGCCCGAACATAAGTTCCGCTTCTTTGCAGAACTCAAGCGAGCCAAAATAATAAGTTTTGCTATTTATTTGCCATGCTAGATTCATGCCCCTCGGAGCAAAATAAAGGAAAGCCCAACTTAGCATTTCTATGCTCGGATTATTTGGAGCCTTAGTCAGTTGCCAGTAAGTTATTTTATTGTTGGGCGTTGCCCCTATTGAAAGTATTACTTGGCTTTTTTCAGGCTTAAACTCGTCAGGCATTTCAAGAAATTCTTTCCAACCGCACGAAAAGGTTTTACAAGGCTGGGTTGGTCTATCTTCGTACTCCTTGCACCCTTTCCCTATTTCTACAAAGAAACAAGGCTTACCCGCATACATTTCATGCCCTCTAATATTGGCTGACAAATACCCTTCGCAGCACTTTGTACATGTATTGCACTCTCTCATTTACTTTTATTTATTGGAATTCAATATAGCCAAAAACTCTTTATGGTTCATGAATTTAAGTAGCAAAGCATTGTCTTGCTCTAATAACCTTAAATACTCTTCTCGCCTTTTCTCAGTAACGTAAGGAGCACCTAACCTTACTAGAGTTTCTTTATCTAATACTCCATTCCCAATTAAAATCCAATTAGTGGCTGTACTTTCGAATATTGAGCACTCGTAAAAATCGAAAGTACGCGTTAAGACTTTCTCTTGTAAAACATCTAATATGTACTGAACTTTGTCTGACTTGCGATTGTTGAGAGTAAAATCTCTCCAAAATTCCGTATCGTTTCTTAGTCCAGCGTAATGCAAGTAAATAAAGTCTACTGATTCGTCCATTTGCCACGTGAATACTCGATTAAAATAATCGTGTATTTTAGGGTTTCTCATATTGTAATTATCAACATTACTTAAAAATCTTCTCAAAACTATTATTGTTTGCATAATTGACGTTGCCTCAGCGGGCTCCATGAAACCTGATGCTAAGCCCACCGCTAATACATTTTTAATCCATATTTTTTCATAACTTCCAGCAGTAAAGTTAAACGCTCCCTTTTCTTTTCTTGGGTATGTAGGTTCAAAGCCTAAGTAATTCTCAATCTCCTCAACGGCTTGAGCGTCTGTTATGTAATCACTATCAAAAACATACCCGCACCCATATCTATCTTGTAACGGTATTTTCCAAATCCAACCATACTTCATTGCTATTGCTTCAGTGTAAGGAGGGATTTCATTTCCCATTGGCAGAAAGAAAGGCAAGGCTTTTTTGGCTGGTAGTCGGTCTGCGTAGGAGCGCCAAGGGCTTTTGTAGAAATCGCCAATAATTAGTCTTCTAAAACCTGAGCAATCAAAAACGAAATCGCACTTTATGGATTCCTTATTGGTTTTTAGAGTTGTTATGTAGCCTTCATTGTCGGTAATAATTTTTGATACAATTCCCTCTTTTCGAATAACTCCCCGTGTAATTGCAACAGATTTTAAGTACTCAGCAAAAAGTTTGGCGTCAAAGTGGAGGGCATAAATACTTTTAGGCTCTAATATTTTCGTTTCCTCATTTTGAATAAAAGGTACTTGGTAATTTTCTCCTGCCTTTTGGAGTATTGAGTAATCGCTAAAGTCGTGTCCTTCAGCGGCAGCGGCTAAATGCCCAAGACTAGTTACTTCTTCTAGATAAAAATTGTCAAGAGACCAAACTTTTTCATTAGTTACGCAATTTTCCATATAAAAAGGGTGGTGGTAAAAACCTTTAGAGTTGTTCCAGTTTGTAAATTTTATACTGGTTTTAATTGTTGCCTTACAATACTTAATAATGTCTGCAACAGGTATCTGTAAAAATTCTAAAAAATCAACAAGATGGGGAGTGGAGCCCTCACCTGCGCCTAGAATGCCATATTCTTCGCTTTCAATTAAAACTATCTCATCATCTACGTATACTTTTTTAGCGTACAAGGCTGTAAGCCAACCTGCTGTACCACCTCCAACGATTACTATTTTTTTCAAAGTACTAAACCAAAATGCTTTAATATAAATGTTATCGCGAGGGCACTCCATAAAATATTAAACCAAATTAAAGTCGGAATAGTTTTAACAGTAGAGGACCAAATTAAGCCGAGGCTGCTAATTAAGGCAAAGATATAAAGCCACCAAATACTTATATCAAACAGCAAACCTGGAATAATTATTATGCCTTTGGCAAGAAAAGCAAAAAACTCTACGGTATTAGCCCGCGTCCAATACTTTTTCTTTTTCATTGTGCCTAAGGCAACAACCCAAGCCATGTGGCGATTTTTCATACTTAGTTTTCCTCTCTTGGTATCGCTGCCCACCCGCCACCTGCTTTAGAGGCTACAGCAACGGCGTTACTATTTAATTTGTATAAATCTTTATCGTTCATTAGTTTTGTAATAAAATTTATTTTTTCTCGCTTAAAAGGTATGTAATGCACCAATGGCTGACCTTTCTTAATAAGTACTTCTTGTCCATTGCCGAAGTACGCAACTTGTAAGTCTAGTGTAATGCTCAAATCACTATCCCACATACCTGCCATAACTTGCCAATCTCTATCAGCATGATAAAAAAGAGGCAACTGCAAAGTTGAGTACCCTTTGGGGGTTGTTAAAGCCCAAGGGGAAACAAGTTTGAAAACTAATTGGGCTTGCTCTCCTCTGTGTTTGTAATCCATATATTTTAACATTTGGTCATGCGGGTGGGCTTTAATATCATAAGGGCTCGTTCCTGCGCCCATTGCCGCCTCCCATTTATCAGTTGTTTTATCATACTTGAAAGCCATATCGCACCAAGCAGGAAGTATTACCCCTGTCGTAAACCAATCAACGAAACTTGGACAAGTTTTAATCGTTCTGCGTTTTTGTATTGACAAAGGAAATTCTCCAATAGGTGACGACCGAGGAACTTTCTTCCATGCATCGGGAACAAATTTCATTGCTGGTTGTGGTTGACATAAAGGGTCTTCTGCTAAACCTGGCACATTAGTTAGAAAAGTCATCAGCGGTTCTTTTTTGCGATTAAACATGTTATCAGCCTAGTTCATTTACTTAAATAGCACAAGTCTTCTTAAGGTTTTTGGTGGTCTAAAAATTTGTTGCCGTAAACATCTTCGCCTTTGAAGTAAAGTCTTCCGATGTTGTTTGGGAGACTTTGCTCTACCTCTCGCCTATGAGTCACGGTATCTATTAAAGATTGGAGACTTTGTTGCATAGTTTCTTCGTCAAAAATTTCTTCTGCTAACTTCAAAGAAAATGAGTCAGCGTAATATCTTGGAATTGGAATGAATCCAGCCAGAGGGGTTCCTGCGGGTATAAATACTTTAAGATTTGGCATTTGAATTTTCAAATTAAACGTAAATGGGTTATTCAAATTGTCTGTTTCTACTACCCCCGTCATTACTGTTATATTTGGGATAACATGATTAGGCGGATTTATTGTTATTAGGTTAACGCCTTTCGAGGTTTTAAGAGAAATTGGTGGCATTATAGTTATGATTCCTTCACCGAAATGACTCTCTATCTTAAAAAGTTTTTTGTTAAGAGTTTCTTTTTCTTCATAAAAGTCAAAAGTTACAGCACTTATATCGCTTCCTCCGTCCCAAGTAAAAGAGAAGTCAAATTCATTTGTAATAACGAATCCATATTGATTTCCTATAGTTAAAGGCAAGCATCTATAAAAATGAGGAGTGAACCAATCTCGCGTTTTCTTTGGCTTTTGTATTAAATCGAATACTCTTTTTTCTACAGACTTACAATTTTCTACAAGCGGGCTTATTACTACCGCGATAGTTTTATCAGGGACTTCTTTTCCTAACATTTAAGAAGCCTACTAGCCATGCTAGGAAATTACAAGTAAATCACCTAACTGAGTTGTTAAATATCTATTGAACTCTCAATTCCAAGTTCTCTAATTGCCTCTGGTATAGCATCATAAGCATTTTGAATTACTTGCTCTACGTCCATTCTATAAATATCAAGACCTGAAATTCTTTCCATTGCACCTTCGTATTTATTAACGCCAGATTGTATCTTTTTAATTTTCTCTTGCCCTTTAAGTTTTTTAGCACTAATAAAATCTCTTGTTGCTTGTTCCACCGAACTTCGGGCTGTGTTTAGTGCTTTAATTTGTACACTACTATCAGCCCTTTCTCTTAAACCTTCCAACTCATTTGTGAAACTAATACTTGATTCTTGCATTATTCTAGAAACTTCATTACCCTTTGTATCTATAAATTCATCAGACATCATTGTGTTAGGTTTAGAATCACCACCACCTGAGCCACTACCACCTTTGCCACCACCTCTTCTTCCATGTGATAACTGGTTATGGCTTCCGTGTTTAAGAACTTCCTGTCCTAAGCCGTGATCATTTAAGAATATACCCATTATTTACTCCGCTTTTTCTTTAGGAATCTGTACAACAATACTGGACTCAGATATAGCAACAGAGCAAGAGCACTCGCTCGAACAACAGGACGACTGCGGTAGGAATCTAAAATCTTTCTCATTCATCGCTCTTCTTACCTTTGCTTGATAATGGGTGTGCTTCAGGTAGTAAGTCTGTATCATACGCCCCTCTTTTGAATCTTCCATTACGCAACGCATGTAAGAATCCATTAACCCTAGCAAAAGCCCACTGTTCTTTACTTTGAACATTTGGGCGAACGGAAGATGGGTTAGTTTTATATGCCCCTATGCCTCTTCTGTAAACTTGAAGTAATGTTCCAGTAGTAGTTCTTTTGCCTTTAGCATCGCCTACTTCTTCATTATGTTCTTTGGCTTTTTCTTCTAATGTGCTTTCGGTTGATTTCTCAATATCTTTAAGTTTTTTAGGTGGTTTCATAATAGTATCTACATGAACAGCACTAACTCCGGGATCATCTTTTTCAGTTTCCTCTGGTATATCAGTTCCTAATCTTTTTGCTTTACCACCAATAGAATATCCGCTTAGTTTACCGGACTTAACTAATTCCCATGCCCAGTCTTTCCACAATACTCCCATGAAAACTGTGTTAGCAGGATAAGTAAACTCTGTCTTCTTACCATCGGCTTTGGTTGTTGGAATCTTTAGTTCATAAGGGAAGGTCATCATCTCAACCCATTCACCTGCTACTACATCTCGGTTATGTTGTAAATGAATATTTCTATCGCCTGACTTTACGTAATCCCATACAGCATTCTGCAATTCTTCTTCATCTGTCCACTCACTGTGGGCATCTAATTTATTAGGAATATACAGAGGTCCTAGAGTAAATTTCTTATCATCGGCTTTCATAAATGGTGCTAGATAATCAAATGATTTATCAACTCTTTCAGTTATTGATCTAGCCCAACTCTCAGCAGCATCGCCACCCCATGCGTCCCAAGCAACTCTTCCTCCAGATGGATAACCCTTTTCGCCTCGGTTGAAACCTTCTGCTTTCTTATCTGGTGTGTGTCTGGCTAAGAAAGAGCGCATACGCTTTATTGTTCTTAAACTTACTGGTCTTCTTCCTGCTAATTGTGCTGCTCTTGCTCGACCTACATCAGTAAATCCTCCACCAGCCTTACCCTCACGAATCCAATTAAGTGCTCTCTTAGCATTTGTGGCAACTGAAGCAGGTGGAGTAAATGTATCTGACTCTGCAACCTTATCTACATTTTCTTGACTTGGATTAACAAGTATTTCTAATCCGTCTCCCCATAAACCAAAAGCAATTTTGAAATAATCTATATCGCCATCTTCCCATTTAACGATAATATCTTCAACTAATTCTTCTTCTCCGCTAAACAATTCCTCTAGTTCAGCACCATCTAAAGTAATCTCAGGATCAATAATTACTTCTTTCTCAAAGAACTCTTCACTGCTTAAGTCGTAGCCTCTTTTAGATAGTTCGGTAGTTATGTAATGATGAGAAGCCAGCATGGTAGCGTTCATTTCACTCTTACTTAATTTGCCATGAAATGCTAATAGTGATTCAGTTGTTGCTTTCTGGATTACATCTGGAACATTTGCGTATAAAGCCCGAACATGTTTCGCTGCGTCTACCTTTGTGACATGGCAAGCGACTAACTCACCTGTGTCTGATTTGACTACGGCAAACCCCGGACAACCTTTTACATTACTGGCTACTTTATACGGCATGGCTCTATTCTACCCTTTATCGTCTTCAGGTCTAGGTTCAGCCTTATCGGTGGCGGAAGTATATTTAGCCAGTAACCAAGAGTTATCTGACTTTCTAAGTTTAGTTCCTAATCTAGCAAGTTTTCCATTACATGAACGGCATAAAACTCTTAGGTTCTTCTTGTCGTATTTAGCACCACCATCTTTTAATCTTTTCTTATGGTCTACCGTTAAGTCTGATTTGCTTCCGCATCGCTGGCACTTACCTATTCTTTGTTTCATTTCATTGGCTATTTGACGCCACTTGTAATTATAGTTTCTCCAAGTTTTTTCTCCGTCAGCAAATCTATAATATCTTTTCTCAACAGTATTATCAAAGGTTGGCTCTGCTGGGACAATTACTGCGGTACATCTACAATTTGGGTGATTGGGTGGCATGACATCGCCAGTAGAAAAAACACCTTCCCAATCTACTGTTACATTATTTAATGGTCCGCAAACTGGACATGTTCTCTCGTCTGCTGCTGTTTTCCATCTCTTCTCGCTTCCTGCTGGAAGTAATCCTAATTGGTCTGCTTCCGCCCAAGAAAGCATACGACCAGCATTAGCAGCAGCAATAGTTTCTGTTCTGGCAATACGAGTAGCCCTCTGAATAAGTAATCTTTCGCGATACTCTTTGCTAAGTTTAGTTACTATTCTTACTGCCTTCTCATATACTTCACCTTGCTCAATTAACTTAAGTAAGTTCTTTTCATAAAAGTTACCCAGTGCTTTTGCTTGTCTGGAATCTAAGCCAACTATTTGAGTAATATTATTTATTACTTCTTCTCTATTTATTTGTGTACTTAAACTTCTAGCAATAGTTTCAGCAACGGCTTTCTGAGTTTCCTGAGTAATTCCTAATATTCTTGCCCCTGCTCTCTGCTGTGCCCATGCTATTGCTCTTGGGTCTTGGGCAGTAAAAGAACTATCAAATCTAATATTCTTAGGCAAAGCAGCAGCACTTATATTTGCGGAAGCAGCAAGTTGTTGCGCTAACTTAGGAACTGTGCCATCTAGCGAAGAAACAAAGTCTCCCCATTCAAAAGCAACTGCACCAGCATTTGGACTTCTTGATTCTATTGCTTGCCTAACTGCTCTAATAACTTTTTCGTTATCTAAATCTTTAGGCATAGAGGATAAAGCCTTAGAATAAATATCAAAGATTTCTTGTTCGAACTTATTTAATTTTGCGGTTGGGCTACGAAGAACTGGGTCGTTTCTTTTTCTAGCCTTTATAACTAAAGGCATTTTATTCTGTTTCGTCCTCGGTTGGCTCTTCTGTTTCTAGTGCTTCTTCTTCAGTTCCTCTATCTGCTTCGGGTTCTTCAGTTTCCTCTTGGCCAAAGTTTAGGTCATTATCTTTACGATTAGCAACCGGCAAACCTGCTAGTCCTCTTAAGTATTCTTCCATATCCTCATCAGGTGTTATTACGCCAGCAGTTGTAAGTTTGGCTACGAAATCAGATATTTCAGCAAGGTCTACGTGGCTTACACTTGAATAAGTTAATTCAGGAACACTTCCAATTTTCATACCATTCATCTTAAGTAGACGAGGTATGGCGTGATAGTTAATTACTTCTGCAATAGATTTACATATCGCTTCAACAGCCATTGTCCCCT